GAACCTGCAGAGACGGCTAACTTGATTGCCGACAACCACATACTAATACCACTTAGCTGTTTTCTTTTTGTCCTTAAGCATTCTTTTTGTACCTCTTACTTCTGTTTCATCTCCAGTTGGTATGTAGTTTCTTTGCATACCATCTGCAGTTGTCACAGATCTAGGGTCCAACTCAATATTTTGAGACGGAATACTTACGTCAACTGACTGTGTAAAAAACTTATCGTCTTTTTTTGCCATTTGTCCTCCTATTTTTACTTATACCAGCTCTGTTTAAAGCTATTGCAATCGCTTGCTTACGATTTTTTACTTTTTTATCAGAGCCACCAATTTTAAGAGTTCCTTTTTTGAACTCTTTCATGACCTTTTTAACCTTTTTTTGACCTTTTGTCATTTTCTTTTCTTCTTCATGCCGTTTTTAGTTTTAGGTATCACTCCTCTAGCCATTAAAATGTCTTTTTTTGTGATTTTTCCATCACCAGACACATCAGGAAAAGATTTTTTCTTTTTTACCTTCATTTTTTTCTTTTTCATCATCGATTTTCTCCTTCGTATTTTTCTATTTCAACACTTGGCATCATTTTATCTACATTTGGTATAGATTTGCTCAAGATTGTTTTTTCAATTGATGTATCAGCTCTTAGTTTTGCTAATTTTTCGTTTTGATCTAACTTGTCTTGCTTGTCAGACTGGTTCATCATCGCTTTCATACGGTCAAGATTAATTTTTTCTTGTCCTTCTCTATTTTTACGTTGATTATCCATAGCTCTAAGATCTAATTCTCTTGCTCTTAACTGTGCAATCGGATCATTACCAAAACCGGATGTAACTTCTCTCTCTTCTTTTAGGAATTCCTCCATCATCTCTGCAATCAATACAGCTTTTCTAGCTTCGATTCTCTGTTTCATCTCCTGTACCTGCATCTGCATCTGTGGATTCTGCATCATCATCTGAAGTTGTGGTAATTCATCTCTAAACTCTAACTCAATCTGTTCTTGAGCCATTAATGATATGTGTTCAAAAATATTTTTTTCCATCGCAGCCGTAACCATTGGATTATTTCTAGCAATATTAGTCGCCATAAAATTTAAATGTGAGGTTATGTGTGCTCTGTGATCCTGACCAGGAAACGCTTGAAAAGGTTTTCCTGATAGTGCCATAATATTTTCCATACTTGGATCTAATGGCGTTGGTGGTTGTGGTTTCATCAATAGTTGATCAATATCTTTTACACCTAACGCTTCGTACATATTTCTATATGCGTTGTACATATTATGCATCTGTGGATTTGACGTTGCCAGTTGCAACTCCGTTTGCGCGAGGGAAATACGCTGAGTTTGTGAAAAGATGTTGGGATCAGCAACTGGCACAATATCTACCCGATCATCAAAGTCTTGTTGTTTAATCATCCTTTGACCCCCAACTACGTCGTACGGATATTCCGGCGGTAGATATAACTTGAAAACTCTTGCTAATAATTTGAATTCTTTTTTAAGAGATGAATAGATTCTTTTGTGTATGGCTGACATAGTTCTTGATCCTCTTTCAAGGAGAGCAACCGTTGTACCAACAGCAGCCTGTTGGTTGCCATCACCAACCTGTAGATCTGCAATCGATGCAAATCTCTGACCAGCCTGCACCACAATACCCATCAAGTTTAATAACGTTGCTGATGGTTCTTTAAATGGCAACATCATAAACGAATCTTTTAAGTTACCACCAGGGGCATCTACATCTCTGAACTCACCAGGTTGTATAGATTGCGCGTCATCTCTAATTCTGATGCCACGCATTTTAAATCCTGCGGGTAGGTTGGAGAGCGTACCCGCATCCAATAATTGACGAAGAGCTGCTGTTGCAGTTCTAGACAGACCACCAATCATATGGATGAGACCGAAGCCATAGAAACCTAGTCCAGGTAAAAATTTAAAATGAACAAAGTAATCTATTTTACTTTTCTTCGGATCTCCAATTTCGTAATTTCTTCTAATCGATAAGACTTTTCTTGTAGCTAATTCTACAGTTACAATATATGGAATTTTAATTCCTGACGGCTCACCTTGATCATCAGTGTGTTCAAAACCTTCAAGATCCAAATTAACATGACACTCTAACAAAGTATAAATGTCATCGTCTTTAGATTTTCTTTGGCCCTCAAGTTCTCTTTCTTTTTTCTCCACATCGTTTTCTTCATAGCCTGGTGTGCCTAACTCTATATCTAAATAAAAACCACCAATCTGTTGTTTTCTCAAATCGTTCTTTGACATCTTAACCCGGTGAATGACTGCCTCCGCATCTTCTAATGAGGTAGCTGAGTACGGGACAATCAAATCATCTGCAGGTACGAACTTTGACATTGCTCTTTGTTCAAGTTCATCGTAATAAATTTTTTTAAACGCTGAACCTGCTAGAGGAAGATAAAAGAGCATTGAGTCAAATTCTGGCTCATAGTCTTCCATTTTTTCCATGAGCTCGTAATTCATGTAATCTTTGACACGTTCTGCTTGTTGTGCTTTTTCTTGATTAGGTGCACCAACAACTTGTGTTCTTACCGGTCCGTTTGCTGGTAATAATTCTTTATAAGCTAATGCTTGAAACTGTGTTACTGCCTCTGCCAAAACCGGATGGGTTGCACCTGATGCTCCCTGAAAGGGTTCTGTTCTCATGTCGTATTTAAAACCAAGTAAGTCTAAACCTTTTGTATAACTCTGTTCCCAATCTTTTCTTGATGCGTTATAATCATTGTACTTACCTGTTAAGTCAGATCCTAATTCGTCCAATACTTCTTCTGGTAAAAATTCTGCTAGGTTTGCGTAATGCTCGTCACCACCTTCTGGTGATGCTGCATTTGGATCGAAATCTACTTCTACTGATCCATCATCTTGTTCTGTTACTTCTACTGGTCCTGGTGCTTGTTGCTCGGCTTCAACAGAAGTTTCTACTGCTTCTGCGATCTCTTCTTCACCGGGAATACTAACGCTGCCTCTTGGACCTTGAGTCAAGGACTTGTCTATTTTGTCTGCCATTTATTTTCTCCAATTTAACTGTTTTAACAGTATTATAATTAATATTCAACCCCTGAGGCGTGGGTCCTGATTCAGGCGGCAGGAGCCAATACTTAGGATAGCTTTGCGATTTGTCCCGCGTATTTGCCATACACTGGTCCTCCCTCCGATTTTGGTAGTCTCATAAATTGATCTGTTCCTGTTTCAAAACTTTCTAATAAGTCTGTTATCTCGTCTGTAGCATAGCCAAAAGCTGTGTAATATTTTTCTAAACTATCAGAAAACTGATCTTTCAAATTTTCTTTGTACAGGGTTTTTTCTTTATTACTTAACTGATTATATTTTTTTGCTTTGTTGTTATAATTAGAAACTTTTCCTACTATAAATTCTGAGTCTACGGTAGACATATCTGCAAATATATCTGAGCCTTTAAAAGTTTCTCCTATCTTTGGAACATTTAAAGTAATTTTAGGAATTCTTTTTTCTTGACCAATAAAGTAAGAATTATCTTTTTGCTTATCAACAATGGACTTTATAATGTTATTATAATTGTCTTCCATTTCTTTTTTAATATTTAAAAGATCTAATCTATTTTCTTTTGTTATCTTTTTATTTTTAAACATTTTTAATCTATCAAAAATATCGTAATATTGATTTTCAAAACCCTCTCCTATTAAAATATTTTGATTAACGACAGGGTCTTGAAAAACTAAAGTTTGAATATTATTTATGTTTGATCCTTTTAATAAATCACTATATTTATCTCCTATCTTTATTGATAAGGGATGTCCAATATCTTCTAAAGCTCCGGCTTGATAAACATTTACGTCTTTAGAAATTTTTCTAATTTGTTGATTAAATCTATTAAATAAATTTCTTAGAGGGTTATCTAGTTTTTTTAAAATTAAATATCTTTCTCTAGGGGCTACAACACCTGTTCCTTGACCGTAAGCCTGTTTGCTTTTTGACCATTCAGTTAATTTTAAAATAGCATCATTTAACTTAAAAAATCTTTCAGTTTTATTTAAACCTACCCCTTTTTTATTATCAACACCTAAATTTTTTAAATTAGTTCCTAAAGTTTGAACTGCATATTCATTGTTTTTATCTATTCCAAAAACATCGGCTAAAGTTTTTAAATTATAAAATTCATTATTTTTTAAAGTTCCATCTTTTATAAAAGACTTTACTTTCTCTTTAATTAGTTTTGGATTATTACGAATTATATTAGTAGCTGTTTTAAAATTATTTTCTGAAGGCTTGATATCTAGAACAGAGGATGTGCTAAGTCCATCTTCTAATAATGGATATGTTACAATACCTGGATTTTCTTTTGTTCCAAATCTAATTCTGTTCTTAAAAGAATTAGTTCCCATTTTTAATTCTTCATTTAAATGTTTAACTGTTGCAGTTACACTTCCATCAAAATGTTTATTTTTTAATTTTTCAAAAGCAGTTAGATATTCTTTATCTATTTTGTCTAATCTAAATCTTGTTGGAACTTTTTGAATATCTTTTTCTTTGTCTTTAAAATATTTATTAAATTCATTTAATGTTTTAACATCTCTAAAAATTTTTTCAAAATCAGGTGGCTCTTGATCAGGTTCTTTTTTATCTTTTTCAACTTTTTCTATTCTATCTACAATTTCTTTTTTCTCTTCATCTTTATCTTTACTAAAAAATATGTCTTTAATTCTTTTTGCACCTGCACCAATTGCAAGTGGAGGTATTACAGCTCCAGGTATATCTAAAGGTTTAAAGTCAGTTGATGTAGGGTCTTTAGTTGGAAAAACAGGGTCGAGAGTTTGAACAGATAGTCCATCTTGAAAGTCTTTACGCTTAACAGTTCCAGTGCCTTCAATAATCACATCATGTAATCTTTGATTCTTTGCTCTATCTTGAAATTGATATTTTAAATCTTGTACAATTTTAATTGCATCGTCAGCACTGAATGTGCCATCATCTATTCCTTTTTGTGTAAATTTATTTAATGCAGATCTTATATCGTCTATTGGTAAAGCATTGTTGTGATAGGCTCCGACATATATCTCTGCTTTCTTTTTAAAATCATCAATTGTAAAAAGATCTAAACCTTTTGTAGTTGTATCTACCTGCATAGATTTTGATGGCTCTGCAATATCCTCTGATCCCTCGGCTAATAAAGTTCTACCAAGTGTTTGAGCTTTTTCTTTTGCTTGTAATTTTTGGACAGTTGTAGGTGATTCGATGTACGAAGTTATCGCCTTCCCATAATCAGCGATCTTCATGTTATACTCCTAGGATAGCAGGTAATCCTCCGGCAGCAACGTCAGCTCTAGCTTGACCATATTCTAGTCTTAAAAACTCATCGATATCGATGATAGGCATTCCAGGTCTTTGCTCGTTCATGTCGTATTTGTACTGCTCGTACATTTCAATTTCTTCAGGTGCATATTTACCGGGTTCGTAACTAGCTAGACTTACGTTATCTCTATTTCCAGCTCCCATTGAACCAGTCATTTCCATCTGATAAAAGTCTTTTATCTCTTTTAAAGATCTTGGTCTTCTGCCTTTTTGCTTAATAAATTCTCTGACAACCTCTTCGATTCTGATGTCCATGTTCTTGTTGCCTGATGCAAGCTGTAATGATCTGATACCCTCTTCTTCCATAGGTCTGCTTCCTTTTAAAATTTTTTCG